ATTTTTATTTGTATAGAATTTTTATTTGTATAGAATTTTTATTTGTATAGATTTTTAACCATAAAGAGCACGCATTTCGGAATAGGATAGACGCGATACGCCATCATTTGCGGTAAACATCGCTTTTACGGCGGCATCTGGGCCAGCAACAGCAAATACATCCATGATTTCCTTATTATTATCGTCCATTTTATTATACCAATTTTGCCCTAATAAATCGTTGCCTATTCCGTTAATACTGGTTGATTCTACTTCAATTACATTAGGTTCAGGTGTATCCATTTCATTTATGTCAATCATGTATGCGTGTGGAACGGATGGTAGGTCCAAGTTTATTGTCTCCATTGTATGAAGGTCATCGTATAGACATCCACCAGGTTCCATATGTGCCAATTGATTGGGTTGATTATCGACGCAACCGCTACAGATATTGTTATTCGTGTTTTCAATGTTTGTATCGTAATCGTAATCATCGACATCGACGTCGACATTGGCATTGGCATTGGCATCAAATGGGAAAGGATTTTTATGAAGAGGCTGGGTGTCGTATTTTTCACTAAGAATGCGCTGACATTCGCGCATTGTTAACGCCATAGATGACCCAGAATGGCCGTCGCTTTCCAGTGCGTTACCAATTTCACTCATGAACGGGGAACTACTAAACATAAATCCTGTATCAGTAAGTGTGTCATTGCGATCAATAACAAACTGAATAAGTTCTGTGCGTGTCTCAATAAACGCAAGTGCATTCTCGACACATTTTTCCATTTGTATCCGACGAAGTGTTTTATGTTCTTGTTGTTGACTTTGGTCCATGATGTAAGCTTTTATATAGTAAATATATGATATAGTTTATCATTTCAATTTTTTAAGTGACGGGAGACTTTTTTACACATTTGTTGTCTATTTGGAGTGTTTTGCATTTGTCATCTTGAGGAACAATTTTAATAACACATTTCGCTTTTTTGCCATATAGTGGAGTGGTACATCCCTTTTCTTTTCTATTTTTCCTTGTTTTATTAAATTTGAAAATATTGCTTTTGACTTTATCATCACTGCAATGTGCCCTAAAATTTTCATATCTATCACGAACGTCACAATATGATAATCCTGATTTTTTATGTAACATTTTATTTATATGTTCATGTAATGTGTATACATACCTTGAAAACGCCGCTCTATTTGCCATATGACATGGACGTATTGGCATTTGTTTGAAATTCTTTGCCAAATTGATTCGGCAATATTTACAAGGTAATGTATATTGTAGGTTAACAATAAAATTCTTATAGTATTTTTTGTCTTGAGCGGTGGGATTGACAGGATAATTGAAACTCATTGTATGTAAATAATGCCACAGTCCTGGTCCCCAAACGGTTGTTAACATTCCATCGCCACTATTGTATTGTTTTTGAGTGAACGCACGTTTTTTATTTTTTACGGATGTTCTTTTTCGTGTTTTCTTACCTTTATAATTCTTGGGTGTTTTTGAACGCATTTTCTTTGTTATTACTATTAACATAGAAAACATTTTTCCCATTCATTTTGGGTGGATTGACTAAATCTTTTATATGGTATTTATAAATAAGAATGGATGAAAAATCGCTTCTACTACAATATACAGAATCTACTAAGCATTCGTGTACATTTCTATTAATAGGTATTGTAAGTATTACACTTTATTTAGTTACCTCCGATAAAATGTCGTATATTATCGACATGATAGGCAAATTAGCTATACTTGCTGTTTTGGCATATACGATATTTATTATTGTATACGGAACATATCCTATTATTAAAGAATTGAAAATGGATATTTTAGAGACAAAACATGTATATATTCAACGAACAATCATTCAAAATGTGTTGCTTGTATTTTCTATTATGGCACTGATGTACTATTTTATATAATCATGTGTAAAATACTACTCTAATAATTTTGTGATATGTTTCACTGTATCAGTTTTCTGACCTATTGTTTTATTAAACATAGATGCTATTATTTTAGCATAATAAGATGAATCGTTGTGAAAATCTTTTTTGTTAATGGATATAATTTTTCCATGAAAAGTTCTATATATCATTTATGATAATAGGCATTTTTATCTTTAATTCGTATTGATATAATTATTTTATTTGTTTAAGTATATCAATGGAGATTCTCTCTAAAATTAAAAACATTCCGACATCATATTTTGTCTATTTTGTAATTACATGCATTTTATTGGCATCAATTATTTATGTGTATAACCAGTATGTTGCTCCTAAAATGAACAATTCTGATACTGAATTTTCCAATGACGATAATATTGGCGGCGATAGCAATGGTTACGCCGAAATGACTATGTTTCATGTTGACTGGTGTCCTCACTGTACCAAATCAAAACCTGCGTTCGATGAACTGGCACAAAAATACAATGGTAAGGTAATTAACAACTACAAAATGAAAGTTGTCAGCTTCAATTGTACTGACGAGGAAGATCCTACGGTAAAAGAAGCTATAGAGAAATATAATATCGAAGGTTATCCTACAATTACATTATCTAAGAACGGTGAATTAGTTACATTTGATGCCCAACCAGATGTAGAAACTATGGAACGATTTATAGATGAAGTTCTTAATAATTAAGTATCATCCGTTGTTGGTTTCCATTCGTCTTCTAATTTTTTATCAATAACTTCTATCGGAAGTGCCATGCTATTCCTTCGTGTATCTTTTGAATTTATCAAATCATTCCATGTAGATAATGTGAATGGCACAAAAACTAACTGCAATTCGTATTTAATACTGTACTGTGTCTCTGTAGTATTGCACCTACTCATAAGCCGTTTAATGAATTCAAAAAAATAATCGAATATATTACTCAGCTCTATTGTAGGTAATTTATTTGTATCTGTTATGATATTTTTATCATTTACATTACATATTCCTAATATTTCATCGTAATCAATATCTGTATTCGATGAATTATTACTTTCTAACAGTTCTATACATTTATTTAATGGATAATTTGAGAACATACCTCCGTCGAAATAAATGTTATCTTCATACTTAAAAGGTTCAAATAAACATGGAATAGAAATACTGGAGTATACCGCTTCTATAACGCGCATATTTGGGTGTGTTTTATATGAAATAGTGACTCCTTCAAAACTATTTAGACATGATGTGTAAGTATAAAATTCTATATTAGAAACCTCGTATAATTCTTGTAATGTAATATCAATAGAATATTCTTTACATTTGAATAATGGTGCTAAGAATTCGATAAGTGCTGATATAGTAAATATACCGGTTGTAGTAATTAACTGTAAAAGCTGTTGTGCTGAAATTTGAAATAGTGTGTCCCATGGACGATTGATTACATAGTTGTCGATATTTTCAAACTCTATTTTTAACATAAATAGCAACGACACAAGAGAACCTGCCGAAGTAGCATGTATAGATTGTATATTATCAACAGACCATATATTCTTTTGATGTAAATATTTTAATGCTCCATATAATTGAAGTATATTTGGTCCTCCGCCAGAAATTACCAAATGTTTAATTGTCATAAATATAATGAATTAATGCATTTAGTCTTAAAACTTTTTTTCGTACGGTAGTTTAATATGTCTCATATTTTCAATTTACCTGAATTAGATGATTTTTCTGAGAAAATTAACATGGATGAACTATACGATAAGAAGCAACAGAATGACCTTAGTAAGCTGAATATATTTAATAAACTATTGAATAGAATCCATAATAAAATTAAGCTCACATCACGTCAAAAAATAGACGAACAACATTGTTGGTTTGTTATTCCTGAAGTTATGATTGGAGTACCCAAATACGATCAAGGAGCGTGTATTGCTTATATTTATGAGAAATTACGGGAAAATGGATTCTACGTTCAATATTATCATCCTAATCTTATATTTATTAGTTGGAAAAATTGGATACCTGGATACGTAAGAACCGAAATTAAAAAGAAGATGGGTGTTATATTAGATGGTCACGGTAATGTAATTGATCCTAATGAAAATGCTAATAAACCATTGTCATTATCAAATGATAATATAATATTAAATACTCACAATCCTTCTCAAATTACAGAAAATAAAAAGGAGTTTAAACCCATACAAGAATATAAGCCATCTGGTAGTTTGATTTATAATAACGAAATATTTAGAAAGATAGAAAGTAAGTTTAATTAAGCGCCTTATTTTATGATTTTTTTACGCGTTTTTTTATTCCCAGAGCGTTTTTTTTTACCACCTGTTACTGCTGCTGGTGCTACTGGTGCTACTGGTGCTACTGGTGCTACTGCTACTGGTGCTACTGGTGCTACTGCTACTGGTGCTACTGGTGCTGGTGCTACTGCTACTGGTGCTACTGCTACTGGTGCTACTGCTACTGGTGCTGCGACTGCTCCAGGAAGTTCGGCTGATGTAGTAGATTCTCCTGATGTATCAGTAGGACTATCTGTAAGCACATTTTCAATTTTCTTTTCTAAATTATCAATTTGATGTTTTGTGACCTCTTTTAGCTGATTTTCAACAATAGCTTCGAACATTTGTAAGCCTTTTACAAAATCTTCTTCGCATTTCACATACATCTTAATAATAATATCACGGGATTTGTCAGTCATTTCTTGTAATAATTTATCATCTAATTTTGGATTTACCGTAATTTCTTTTTTAAGAGATTCATTGTTTACAGTAAATACAAATAAATTATCAATTATTTCTAATAACTTACTTTGATTCGAGTTTGCGTTTTCAATCATAGTTTTAACATGGTCAGCATATTGTTTAAATAATTCACTTCCGCCAATAGTGCCTTCATATTCACGATTATATACGTTTCCGGGTTGACATCCAGCGCTATTATGGTAATCACGTAATTTTATTTGAGAAAATTTAGATACATCATCCGGCATATTTTTATTACCAGTAAACGCACTATAAAACGTTTGTAGATCCGTTTTGTATTGAGCTTTCATATTGTCAGACATTGATTTGAATTTCCCAGATTCAAAATCGTATACATCATTGTATAGCACATCTAATTCAGGAATACCCGGTTCATCTGCCAGTGATTTTGTATCTACACTACCATCGACAGTCTTTGAATTGATTTTGCAAAAATTAGGTTTTATTTTAATTTTACCATTCTCTCCAGTAAAATCGCGATTATTTACAAGAGCATTTACTCGTCTACTACATAAATTAATGCGATCTATTTTAACCTCGCTGCCTTTGGGTACTGTGTGTCTATTTTTCAAGTCAACCTTAACAGTTGAACCATACGAATCCTTGTAGGTATAAGAGGGATTGATTGTAGTAACAATTGCCGAGAAAATATGAGCTATTTTAATGTAATATTTGGCAATTCCATTACATAATCTTTTCTTTTTAGCAACTGTTCTTACGTCAAGTTTATCAACATTGGATTTTTTTAAATACAAAACACTATCATCTGTAAGTTCGTTAACTTCGACCCCATCTTTTATTTTTTGTGACAAGTATGTTATTTCTTTGTTGTTCAAATTTTTAGACATTACATCAGAAGTCATAATCACTAAATTGTCACAATACTTTGGGTCTCTTAAATTCATCATATCTGTAAAATTTTGCGTCAATATATAGTTTGCTGCTATTACATCTATAGATTTCGATAATTTGTTGTCACCCTTATCTTGATTTGATTTATTTGATTGGCTGTTTCCCATATAAATTATGCTAATATAAAATTAATTTATATCATGCATATTATTAATTGTATAATACAATTCATCTAAAAAATGACTGCCTCTTTCTCAAATCTTATATTTAAAAATTGATTTAAACATAAGATAATAAATACATTAAACTTTAATGAATATTACCAACAATGATACAAAAAAGACCAAGAAGAATAGAAATACTAAAATAGATAAAGCAAAGATATGGAATGCTTTTGACAAGGAGTACAATAATAAGGAACCAATTGAATGTGTATATCGAAAATATGGCGAGCGAGAAAGCTGTGATAGTTGTAAGTATTCATTGGCAATAACAGAGGAGGGATTCTTAGGATGTACTAATGTTAAATGTGGTATTATTTATAAGGATATTTTGGATCAAAGTGCTGAATGGCGATTTTATGGAGCGGACGATAATCATGGTAGCGATCCAACACGATGTGGTATGCCAATTAATCCATTGTTGAAAGAATCTTCATATGGATGTAAGGTAATATGTGCGGGAAAAACCACATATGAAATGAGAAAAATTAGGCGATATACCGAATGGCAATCTATGCCGTATAAGGAGAAATCGCAATATGATGAGTTTCAAAAGATTATTAATCTGGCGTCTAAGCATGGAATCCCTAAAATTATCATAGATGACGCCATTCGTTATCACAAAAAAATATCCGAACAAAAAACATTTAGAGGTTTAAATCGCGATGGTATTATTTCCGCTTCTATTTACATTTCATGTCGTGTAAACGACAACCCACGAACCGCGAAAGAAATCGCTACTATTTTCAATTTAGATAATACCAGTGCGACCAAAGGTTGTAAAAACGCAATGTCTATTATTAATGATATGGAAAATGATATGGAAAACAATGAAAAGACATCATTCTGTAGGACAAAGCCTACTGCTTTCATAGAGCGTTTCTGTAGTAGATTGAGCGTTAATGGAGAGCTTACTAAAGTATGTCAGTTTATCGCGGTTCGTATTGAACAGAGTAATTTGATTCCAGAGAATACTCCTCACTCCATCGCAGCAGGTATTATTTATTTCGTGTCTCAGTATTTTACCCTAAATATCACTAAGAAGGATATTAATGCTATCAGTGAAATTAGCGAAGTAACTATTAATAAATGTTTCAAGAAATTGGAGACAATGAAAGAAACCCTTATACCATCCGCCATACTAAAAAAATATTCCATTACTATGTAAATTAAAAAAATCGAGGTTAATTGTCGTAGATTCGATAATTTTTTTTTATTATTTAATATTATTATTTATTATTAAATGATAACCGTGAAATTAATGGGTGGTCTCGGTAATCAATTATTTCAATTATGCACTTGTATCTCGTATGGAATTGAGAACCAAAAACAAATAATATTATCTAAAGATAAATTGGATTATATTTCTCCTCATGACAATACATCCAATAGACCTGTATACTGGGATAATTTTTTGTCGAATATGAATAAATATATAGCAGACAAAGAGGATGTATTATGGAAAAGATTTGATTTATTATACAGAGAAGAAGCCGAATATACTATCATTCCTTATTCAGATAGAAATATAATTCTATTCGGATACTTCCAGTCTTATCGTTATTTTGAACATATTAAAAATGATATTCCCGCTCTATTGAAGTTAAATCATTACAAAAATATAGTCCAATTGAAATTTAATTTTAACACTTCGGTTTATATATCCCTACATTTTAGAATAGGAGACTATACGAAAGCAGGTTCAGATACACATCCTATTTTGCCGTTACAATATTATATCAATGCTTTGAATTATACAATCGGTCAAATAACGAATGATGATAGTATATATAATAATATAACTGTTTTATGTTTTGGAGAGAAACAAGATATCATTCAAATAAATAAAAATATATGTCTTCTTAAAATAAATTTCCCGAATATTACCTTTAAATTATGCGAATTGGAATTAGAAGACTACGAAGAAATGATATTGATGTCATGTTGTAACCATAATATCATTGCAAATAGTACATTTAGTTGGTGGGGAGCATACCTGAATCGCAATACGAGCAAAATAGTAACTTATCCGAAGGTTTGGTTCGGAAAAAATATCAAAACAAGCACTGTAGATTTATTTCCTACCGATTGGCATTGTGTTTCCTAACAAAATTGGTTATTACGGAAGCTGACACATTGTTCACCAAATCCGTAAGGGATGTGAGTGGTTCTTTTTTTTCAGTAATGCCTTTATTCGCGTTATCAAATATTAATTTCCACATGTGTTCTAATATATAACCATTCTCCTCTTTCTCAAGAAGCCATGTGCGTATTCTTATATAAAAATCCTTTTCATGTTTTTGTATCGTATCTTTATGTAATATAAAGAATGCGCACGTTGGTGTAGTATAAATAGAAGGAAGTTCGATATGTAATTCTTCACATGCATCTCGAATTGCGTAGTCATGACTAAACGTAGACAAGTGGCATCTTCCATGTCTAATAATTCTGTTTGTTATTTTTTCATTTCTATTCCATGTAGTATTATATTGATGTATCGGTTTCATATCGTTAATTATTCTCTCTGTGAGATTTATAAACTCTTCGTTGTCGAGAATATGATTCTCTGTGTCATCTTGAATAAATAGTGTATATTCACTGAGATTGTCATAATTTTTGATAATATGATGTAAATATGTCTCTCCTTCTCGACCTTTATTCTCCAGAGATTCTATCATATTAATCTTCGAACATGGTATATGGGATATCATGTCATGTAATAATATATTACTTTCTGATTTATTATAGATTATGCATTTATTGTAGTTAATATTTTTTATAGTAGAAAAAAAATCTAAATGATTGTAGTAAGCAACCACAATTTGTAATTGTATATTCATATATATAATTACAAATTATAATTAAATCAATTATACAGACGAACAGAATAATTACGCCTGGCTTTTTTTATCAGTTTTTTCTGAATATTGGTTCTCAGTGTTGTAACATCGTTATATTTGGTTATTTTACAATAACATAATATTTCAGATACATTATATTCAATGTATCCTTTTCCAAATAATTTATATAACATATTGAAATCGGCATGTATGTCATATTTATCTTCGTTCCATTTACATAGAGATTTTTTAATAAGTAAAGTATTATTTACCATTGGGCATCCAAATAGAAATGAATCTTCATTTATTTTACCGTGAGTTATGCATGAAATGCCACTCTTAGAACCAGTATATCCACACGCGGAGCCAATAATATCATATTTTTCAGAAAACCTCCATTGAGTTTGTAACTTATTCTCATACCATACATCACCTGGTTCAATAAATGATATCCATTCATTTGTCGCGTATACCATCAAGTGCGCTATCATAGCATATTTCAAACATATGTCAGCAGATACAATCTTTATATTTTCACTATATTGTTTTAGATAAGAAGTATCCACTACAATAGATGAGTTAATACCAATAATAATATGATAATCAGTAAATGATTGGCTTAATACCGATTGTAGACTTAATTTAATATTTTCATCTGTCACTTGCTGAGTGATTGGCATAATAATAGAAATCATGTCATGTATTTGTTGTATAAGTATACCAACTAATATTTATATTCAATCAATTTTAAATATAATTACAATTATAATAATAATCTCTGAAACATGAACCAGTTATCGTATTGTCCGTTTGAAAATTCCGTATGAATTTTTATTTGTTTTATATGACTTACAATGTTATCCAGAACTATTATTTGGTCATCTTTTACCAAATATTCGTTATCAAAATATAATTTCAATTTACGGTCATGTGTGTCATTCCACCAAGCAATATTTTTTTCATAAATAACAAAGAATCCAGCAGCAATAAAAATTTCGTCGGGTGGAATTTCTACAGATGGTAGTCCATTTTCATTTTTCACCATTATTCGTTTGTATATTTCATATGTGCGTATCATATCTCCATTTACATTTCCATAATGGATCTTATTTTTATCTAATTCATTTATTATATCTTCATTTGGCCATTGTGTTATCAAATCTATATTTGAGTCACATGGTCTACCTCTAAAATATCCAATATCACACCATCCCCACCAGTCTGATTCAAAATATTGGTTATTATATGCGTTCTCAACAAAATGCGTTTTTTCATTCCATAACATATTTACTTCCCAACATGTTTTTTTATTCAATAGAACATTTTTTTCGTGGTTTCTAATCCATTCTTCTTTGTATCTATAATTATAAAAATCTTCTAATTCACGAAGTACAATACGAATTTTCTGATTCTCTCTATATTGTTTAATCATAGGGTAACTATGTTTGTTTGTAAAAATAACCAAATTAAATTTAGTGACATTTGATAAAAAATTGTCTATCCATCGCTTATATGAATCTTTATCGTACTTAGAGTGTAATTCATACCAACACGTAACAAACGTAATCATTAATATAGTTATATTATTTATAGGTTTATATTCATATAAACCTTATCTTTATTATTATATTATACTGTCTGAAAATATGATACCTACTATTATTCATCAACTTTGGATAGGCGATGTATCGCCACCTTCTAATCATATGGATACTTGGAAAAATAAAAACAACCATATGGATTATATACGATGGAACGAATCCGAAATAGTAAAGCGAAATATGAAATTTGAATGTCAAGAGAAAATAGATGATATGTCTGAAATTAACGGAAAAGCTGACATAATGAGATGGGAAATATTATATCACTATGGTGGTGTATTTTTGGATGCGGATTCAATATGCATTGAATCAATTGATAATACATTGTTATCAACCAAAGCGTTTGCCGGATGGGAACAAGAAAAAGTGCGGCCTGGATTAATCGCAACGGGCACTATGGGATTTCCGCCCAAACATCCCTTAGTAAAAGCGGCGATTGACTGGATTTTAGCGAATGACATTAATGTAGAACGAACTAAAAAACGCGCATGGATAACAGTGGGTCCAGGACTATTGACACGTATTTATAACACCGGACTATATAACGATTTAACTATTTTCCCCAGCTATAGTTTTTTACCAATACACGCAACCGGATTGGAATATAAGGCACATGGAAAAATCTATGCGTTTCAAGAATGGGGGTCGACCTTTCAAGGAAAATATGATATTATGAACACGTTAGAATTAAAACCACAATTTATACCTTCTCAACATAATGTATCTATTCTAATTTCGAGTTATAATACAAAGACCAAATACGTAAATGATTGTTTACAATCCATTATGGATCAAGAGGGAAACGTTAATATGGAAATTGTATGGATAAATGATGGTTCCGATGAATTACATAGTCATTTATTGAAAAAAACACTCGACATTTTTATTGACAAAATGCGATTCACAACATTGAAATACGAAGAAAATGATGGTAATAAAGGAATAGGCTACACCTTAAATAAAGGAATTGAAATGTGTAGTCACGAAATTATTCTAAAAATGGACAGTGATGATATTATGGTGCCAAATAGAATTAATACCCAATTAACATATATACTGGAACATCCGGATGTTCATATTTGTGGTGCTCAGATAAAATGTTTTACAAACGATAACACTATTATCAATATAACACGCCATCAATCTATATCATGGGAAGAATACAAAATAAAACCGAAACATTGGTTTATTAATCACCCAACGGTTTGTTATCGTAAATCGTCTGTTTTACAAGCGGGAAATTATAATAAAGAGTTGCGCGAAATGGCAGAGGATTTTGAATTGGAATTGCGTATGTTGAAGACATTCGGATATATTCATAACATGGAGGAGGTGCTACTTTACTATAGAATTCACGACGACCAGGTTACACATAAAGGTGGTAAAGGTGGCAGTTCAAAATGGGAAAAAACACGCGGGGAAATTATAAACGAATTGATGTAAATAAAAAACTGAAGCAAATGTGGTAAAAATTGAAGTTAGTTTTTTGGTATATGTGTATCTTAAATAACTAAACAAATAGTCATAAAACTATAATCGTAAATATCATGTCAGTATCACTAAAGTCAGTACAAACGTCCTCACGTAAAGTATTTTCGGGGACCAAAGTACATATGTCTGATACAGGTAAATGTCCAATAGACGGTTGTTCGTGGGTATGTAAAAGTATGAACTCATCTACATTCGCAATGCACATATCACGCAAACATGCCGAATCATTTGGTCGCGAATCCCACCCTTATAAGTGTGATTGCTGCGACAAGAGTTTCAGTGCAAAAACGCATTTGAATCACCACATCGCCAATCACCATCACATCAAATATATTGAATGTCCTCACCCAGAATGCTCCTATAGCGCAAAAACCAAGCAGTCATTGTGTTCCCACTACGGAAATAAGCATATGAATGAAATCAAGCGTATGTGCGAGGAACAAGATATTTGTGTATCTTGTGGAAAAGAAGACATTATCTCGGGACTATCATATCATATTGCCACCTGTTGTCCCGAAAGTCTAATGTGTAGCAAGAAGTAAGTAGAGATAATTTATAAAATTTTAATATATATAAAAAAGTAATCATTTTTTTATATTTATTTATAGGCTTCAGATAGTCTATCGATTAGTGATTCATGTACGAACAATTTTTCAACATTATGCGTCTCTGATGCTTCTTTGGAATTTTCATTGAAGCGCGTCTTTTTACTTTGGGCAGCACTTCGGTAACGTTCTAAATGCCAAAATTCTATGAAATCGTCTGGAGCATGTGTTTCGGAAACAACTACTATGTTATTTTTGCTCCATTCACGCACTACATCCCAAAATTCGTCATTGTCGAATACATCATATTTTTTAGTATCACGTCGATATTTAATAGGCCATTTAGTTATAGCGTAAGGAGGATCACAATATACCAACATATTCTTCGGTTTTAATGTTTTATAATCCTTGTTCGTAAATTTCACCTTCTTTAGCACAGGTCCAATGCGGTTCAAACTATTCACCATCTCCTTACAGAAATCTTCTTTCTTTCCGTTAAGGTATTTCTGCGAATACGCTCCAAAAAAACGTCCTCCGAAACTCATACCAAATCCTACAAAGGCTTTCATCGCGCTCGGACTCTTCAATTCCTTCGCATCATTATATTCCTTCTCTGATATGGAAGTGGGGAATTTGAACGTACCAGCTTTCACTTCTTTCCACATTTGTATCAAGTCTGGATGATAGTCATTCGCATGTATTTTTTTGACACTTTCATCGCCAGCCATATTTTTTAATACACCCAATGAACCACAAAACGGTTCCATATAACCAACTAATGAGTCGTCATTCTCCCATATACCAAGTAGTTCGGGAGCAATATATTTTCCTAATCGTTGTTTACCACCTAAATACTTCATAAAAATCAATTATACCATATGATAATAATAATTTAAATGAATTATAACAAATAGTATTTTTATTAAAATTGATTATGTATACACATTCTAATATATGATATAACTATATCATGCAATTATCAAACACGCAACAAGAAGCATTTGAATGCTACCAAGAGGGGAAAAATGTATTTATTACAGGACCTGGTGGAACTGGAAAATCGCAACTTATAAAGCGCATTGTGGAAGATGCCAAACAAAATGAAAAAGAATGCCATGTATGTGCTCTTACTGGATGTGCGTGTATTTTGCTTCAATGTAATGCTAAAACAATTCACTCATGGGCAGGCGTCGGTCTATGTAATGGCGATATTGAAAGACTGGCTATAGATATTTCTCTTAATAAATTCAAAAAAAGGAACTGGAGAAAGGTAGACGTGTTGATTATTGATGAAGTCAGTATGATGTCGTGTAAATTGTTTCATGCTCTCAATCTGATTGCTAAGAAATGTCGCTCGAATGACCGGATATTTGGCGGGATACAGGTGATCTTTTCAGGCGATTTTCACCAATTATCTCCTGTAGGCGACCCAGATGAACCGGATACATGTAAGTATTGTTTTGAATCTGAATTATGGAATCAAGTATTTGAAAAACAAATCATATTTGACAAGATTTTTCGGCAAACGGATGAGCTATATATTAAAATTCTCACACAGATTCGTGACGGAAAAATGACAAAGTCATCTGTTGCTACACTACAATCATATGTTGGACGTCAAGTGGATACCACTGTAAATAATATGAAGCCCACAGTTATTTGCCCGACACGGTCGAAGGTAGACGCTATTAATGAAAGAGAAATGAAAAACATT